TTTGTAACTTCATTTGCCAATCGAAATCAGTTAGTAGGCCAGAGTTATTCAGAAAATACCCAATATGGACCATTGCTGGCCGCCGTTATGGGATCAGTGTTACAATTGACCCCCTTGAAAGAACGCAGCTTGGTCGGCTTCTGTACATTATTGTCCAAATATGCCGCCGGAGCAACGATTATTACCGGCGGGTTGTATTCATTATTCTTTATGTTACCCAGTTTATTGCAGAAAGCATTGATATTGAAATTTGCTCCTGACAAACTTCAACTGGAGAACGAAGTTGGAGAATGGGTGCTTCTCGCAGAAGCGTTAATTCGGCTACAAGGCAGTACGACCGTGATGTCCAGTCCGGAATATTCAGATGCTTTGGATGAAGTCCGAGGCAACGGTCTACTGTTGATGCATAAGACCAAGAGCAAACCAAACGATACTCGATTATGGGGTCTGGTTTCGCATCATTATTATAAATTAGTAACAATTTCTGATATGTTGAAAAAGATGCGAGAAAACAACCGGCCCCGACAACAACCGTATTCCCTGCACATCTGGGGTGCTCCCGGTGTTGGAAAAAGCTGCATTTTAAACAGCATTATCCGGGACGCCTTTGGCATTCCCATTGACCAGGTGTTCACCGTAGCCCCTGGATCGAAGTATTGGGACGGATTTGGAGACCAGAAAGTGATCGTATTCGATGAATTTTTGTCGGCTGTTGATGCTCAGACTGCGCTAGAAACCGGGAATGTTTATCTATCCCTGATCTCGTCTCTGAGATTTTGTCCGCCTCTGGCGAGTGTGGACGATTTATCAGTTGGCCTGAAAGGAACAGTGGCTAGACCAAAAGTGGTCATCACCTTGAACAATAAAGAGTTCACTGCAGTTCCTGGAATAGATCCAGTTGCTTTAGCCAGACGACGAGAATTGGTGATGCAAGTTCATCCGTCTAAGACCGCTCCTGTTACCAACAGTGGAGCTATCGATATGAATAAATTGACAGCTGAACAAATGGAACAAAAGAGCTTTGTCTCGTTTACTTTCACTGGACCAACCCGAACATTGGAAGTTGCTCGACAGAAAGAAGTCTGGTCACAACCGAACAGAGCTCCGGAAATTTACGGAGTTGATTTGAGACAGACAGTTCCAAAAAGTTACCCGATTGCTATCGAGATGATTCGGGCTAACTACAAGCGATTTTTGGATACTCAAAAGTTGTTGGAAGAGAACTTCGATAACAACTTGGTGGCTCCAGATCCTCAGGCAGCGATTACAGAAAGCTTACAAGATCTGATTGGCTTGCCAAAAGAAACACCGACTGTGCGCGAGGCGTTTAGTAGTACCATTGTGGACCCAATCATTCGTTGGGGCAGTGGACGAATATTCTCTTCGCAAGGGCAGCAATATTATGATGCTCCGGATTGTAGTGAAGAACAGTGGGATCATGAACTCGAAAGAATGGACCGAGAGTGCATGATTCATTTCGTTCAACAAAATCCGGACACTGAGGAAGCCAAACTTCTCTGGGATGCTTTTCCAGAGTGGTTTCAGAATTTCCGGCCTTTAATGCCTTATTGGCTGGGTGGCATAGCTGCTGGTGTCGCATTGGTGGCCATTGGTTCATTTCTGAGACGCTGCTTCGTGAATGACAAGGAAGCTATTCCAACATTTAGAGGACAATCGGACCCCCGAGCAAGAGGTCGTCGCAACGATCCGTT